TGTGAACCTAAAGCTGCCATTTTAAAATCTCCTTAAATTTAAACAATGTTTTCCCACTTGCGTTCTTCTAAATCCCAAGTGTCATTAATCTTAGTCCATAAATCTCTAGCCAAACGTGCTACTTGGTTTGGTATTGTTAATACTGATAATCCTAGCTTTAACATTAACCTACGTACGCTATACACGCACCCGATGCTAAAGTGAATCCGCTCCATCTACCATAAATCGTCATTCCTTGTGGGAATGTTTCGCCATCAATTGCAGCACCACCATCGGCATCAATTAATGTTCCCGCACCCGTATCGTCTGGAAATAATTGTTCTGTTTCTGCAATAAGTCCCCCGCTACCGGAAGCAAATACTGTATCTTCAGTAAACTGTATTGCTACAAATATTCCCGATCCCGCACCGCAAGTCACGGCTGTTGTACCGGTTACAAATATTGAACCGGCTTGTCCCATTGCTAAATTTTGAGCTTCTACGACTGCATATTCTCTCATTGACATATTGTTTCTCCTTTAATACCTTGCCGAGCGGTCATTCTCATAGGTATTTTGGTTATAATTATTTTTTAGCCTTTTTAGCTTTTACTTCAACCTTAATCTTCTTACCATTTTCATCACACTTTTCAAATCTATCTTCTAGTGATTTTATGTCGTGTACTCTTTTGTTAAATTTTACAATTACACCACTTGCTTTTTTAAAAAATTTATCCATCATATTTCTCCTTTATAACGGGCGGTAATTAAACCGCCCATTACGTTAATCAGTTAAGTTAAGAAACGTCACTTAGGATGTAAACACCATAAGCATCTTTCACTTCAACTTGTCCCCAGAATCCTGTACAAACATATTTAGTCATACGTTCGGATTCTTCTCTTTGTGTTCTTACACGGAATAAACCTTCCGCACCAACACCAAGACCGATTGCACCTTTACTAAAGGCAAAACCGGCTGCATCGCCACCAGAAGAAACATCTTCGTCAATCTGATCTGACCAATAGACATTAAATCCGGCAATACTTCCAACAAACCCTGTTTGGAAAGCTTCTTCGCCTTTTCCACCCATCATTCCGATTGGACGTGCTGTTGCTGTATCAGTTGTTGATGAACCCGCAGTATCTAATGCTGTATTATGTAGCAAAGATATAATTCCTTTATTTCCCCAAATTTGAGAAGGTGAAAGAACTAATGAATAAGGCATAGGTGCTCCGGCACTTTTCATTTGACGCATTGCACCAAATATATGAGAAAGAGCCAAAGAAGTACCCGCTCCACATTCAGTCTGTGAAAAGGTCTTTCCAAGTTCNACAAGATCGTCATCTAATTTAGCAGAAACGGCATTACCAAGAGCCGGTCCGGCTTGTCCTTCGACATCATCGCCNGAGCCCATTAATACTAAATCCNAACTTGTGATTCGATTACGTGTTCTGAAATCGTCGCTGTTCTTGCAGCTGTCGTGATAGCTACCGCAGTCGTTGCAGTTGCTTGTGTTGCTGCACTTACATTAGCTGATGTAAGCTTTGTCCAATCAGAAAATTGAACGTGATTTGATCCTCTTGCAGCCTGTTTTACAGTTACAAGTGGGTACATCACATTTACGTGATTGAACGCTATAACTGCATCACCAATGGTTCTTCCGAGTCCACCGGCAGCAGTTGAGGTATTAGTTAAAGCCATATGCTTAAACTCCTTTTATTGTATTAAAGATTTTAGTCTTCATACGCTTTCTTCATCGTTCCCGGTCCAAAACCACTAAACGTCCCGATACTATTAGGCTTCTTTCCTTTTTGTACTTGCTCCCCACGCTCCTCGTGAATGTCAAGATAAGTGTCGTAATTGACTTTAGAGCCTTTATAAGTACATTCAATGTCTTCTCCACCATTTATCTTCTTATGTTGAAGGTCATTGTTTGGATCAAGCTTCTGTTTAAATAAATCAGTCGCCATAACCAATTTTAATGCTTCCATCTGTTTGAGAGTTGTTAGCTTTCTTGTATCCACTAGGGTCAAGTGAAGCCCACTCTTCAAACGAAGCATATCCGCCTGTTTCTGTTGGTTTAGAGTTATCAACGGAAGCCGGTGAAGGCATCGTATTGACTTTTTTAACGTGGACTTCCAACTTTTCTAGTGGTAGCCCTTCATAAATAGCACGATCTTCTTCTTGTAATTCGGCAAGTAATGATTCTCGCTTTCTTACATTGTATTCGTCAAACGCATTTGCTTTAGTCTGTGCAACTTCAAGCTTGGCAGTCATATCAGTCATTATCTTTTCGTATTCGCCTTTTGACTCCATATCCTTAAGCTTAGTTGCTTCAGCTTGTTCTTTCGCATTCTTGCGAATAGAATCTAGTTCAACCTTTAACGTGTTTTTTTCGTCCACCAATTCACTAAATCGTGCGTAAGGAACTTGATTGACGGGCTGCTTTTCTTCACTTGCAGTATCAGCGGTGTCCTGTTTTACGTCTTGGACTTCGACTTGTTGTTCACTCATTTTAACCTCTTGTTTGAGTTAGTTAATTCTTTATCAAATTCTTCTAAAGATTCAAACCTTATGCCATTATCGCCTTCAAATTCTTTTGTATGGTCGTGTTCTCCTGTATAAATTTGTCTCGGTATACCTTTAGGAAAAGCTTCGCATTTAAACTCACCAGAATAATGTAAACAATCATAGCATTGTGTCGATTGTGGCATTAATCAAAATCCGTTGTTGTTAAATATCTATCTAAATAATCTTTTACAATTTTTGGAAGATTCTTTGCTTCTCCGTTTACATACATTGAAAAAGATTCGGCAAATAATTCAAATCTATCTGCTGAAGCATATTCTGAAATTTCTTTAAATAAATTTTCTTTTTTTGCTTTTCTAAAAATATCAATCCATTCATTATTCCATTTTTCAGAGATTTCAAATCTTGCTGATTTATTTTTTCTAAAACCAAGACCATTTGCTCCACCGGTAAATTGATCGTGTATGATATGTCCTGTCTCGTGGTCTATTATATTTTTTGCAACATTATTTTTTTGAAAAGCGTTAAATCTTTTAAATTTATCTAATTCTACAACTCTTTTTTCAACTGTTTTTATTTTTTTTGTATAGTATGCCATTTCTGCATAATCATTTCGTTTAACGGCTTGTGCATATTTTTCTTTTAATAATTTTAAATGATTTTTCCATTCTTTACCATATTCTGTAACGTTTCTTTTATAAATTGCATCTTGTATTTCTTTTGTGAATTTGCTTTGATTGATATATAAATTACGTCCGTTGGCTGCCGCTAATCCTTTCCCTCTTTGATTTGTTATACTGTCAAGCCTTTTTAAATTATATTTTTCAAAATTATATTTTAATGATTTAGTCATTTGATTTAATAAAGCAACATCTTTTATTCTTGGAAGCGTAACCTTATCAGCAATATTAGACTTCATCCAAGCAATAGAATCTTTTGCCGTCTTATGTTTACCCGCCATTTTAAAATCTGTTACTTTTAACGGCACTTTCTTATCTCTAATCAACGGCTTATCAAGGTTCTCGCCCTTATAATCCTCTGGTACTAATTGACATCTGCAATTTGTTTGGCATATACTAAAGCCAGAAGCCGGAAGTCCTATTGTTTCAAAGAACTCATACGTCCCTGTTTCTCTGTGTCTTTCTTCACAGTCAACGCATACCTTACCATCACCAACTGAAATCCATTGGAAGCTTTTTACACCGGCTTTTTTATACTTACTATTTACAGAATCTTTAGAGTTTAATTCTACACCATTCTTAACTGTATTCTTTAATTTGTTTTTAAACGAACCAAATAACTGTCCGCTAGAATTAAGATCATTCAACAATGTTTGACGTATTGCTTGGTCTGCCATACCTTGTGACTTCATCGTTGCAACTAGCTCTTGTATAGACAATGTAGTCTGTGCAGCCGTTGCAGTTAATTGATTTGATATAGTCGCTTGAAGATTAGGCACGTCTTATTTGTCTTTCGATTTCTAATTCAACCATCTTCATAATATCTTTTTCTGCCTTCTTAGTAATACCAAACCATTCTCTTTTTGGAAGATTACCCGCACCTTCTTGATGAAATCCACCGACATCTGACATTGTAACATTAGACTTTGGATATGTCTGCTTTTCTCCCGGATGTATATTTACTTCTTGATTCATCTTAGTGGCTTTATCAACTACAAGGTTACGCATCTTCCCTGTTCTAACTAATGTCTTGCCTGTGGCTTTCTTAGAGGGCTTTAAAGCACCCTTGATACCTTGCCCACGTTCTAATCTTTGGAAGTGGTCTTTGCGTACAATCTGCCCCGCAGTATTTAATTCTTTAGTTAAATCTAAGTTGATTTTATTTAAATCAAAGTTTCTTGTTACTGTTATTGCTGTATTAGCCACTTTTCTTTAATACCTCTGTTGCAAACTTATCGCCTTGCTTCGCACCCTTCTCTATCTCGTCCACGTGTTCATTTAAGAACGATAGACTAAGACCTAACAAATAGCCTTCAGTATCTTTAAGCATTTCATCAATGTCTATTGCCGGTAAGATATTATCTGCGTTCTGAATTACTTCGTCTTGCAATTCATCTATCTTAGCGATATGATTAAGAACTAACTGTGCCAAGTCTCTTTAATCCTTCAAATATTGGTTGCTCTGGTTGCTCTGGCTGCTGTGCTTCTGCTTCAAGCTTCTTGTTCTCATCTACTCTATCCATAAGCTTCTTTAAATCTTCATCTGTAATGTCTGGATTAAAATGACGTATTAAGTCTGTTCTATCCATTAAGCCTTTAGC